CAAAAGAAAAAAGAAGCCTCTGAAAATAAAAATCAGCAAAGTCTTCTATCAATGATTGCTTTTTATCTTAATCATCCTGGTTGTCATTACAAAAAAAATGAATTACGTGAAGTCGGATATTTTGAATTTATGTATAACATTCAGCGACTTCAAATTTATGAATCAACTCGTGCCCTATTTGGTGGAATGTATAGTGGTATGTGTGATTTAAGTAAAGTGGATAAAAACGAATTTAATTTCATGCGTGATGTAAAAATCACAGCATGATTTTTTATTTTATAAAAACAATTTTAAGGAGGAATAAAAATATGGCTTTTAGATTAGGCGATAAACTTTATAAAGAAATTCTTTATGGCTATGCAGAAGATTTAACTACAACAAATCCTTTATATGTACTTACTCAGTTATCAGATGGTAGTGTCGAAGTAACTGCTGAATCTACAGAAGTAAAAGATAAGAATGGTAATTTAGTTAAGAAAATCTGGAAATCAAAGGCTGGTACATTTTCTGCTAAAAATGCATTCGTTAATACAAACATTATAGCTGCTTCAGCAGGAACAACACCTATTTTTGCTTCTAATGGCAATAAGGTAACAATGCCAAAGATGTTCCATGTTAAGAAAGGTACTGATGTTACAATCAAAGATTATGTTACAGGTAGCGTAAAAGTTGCTCAGTATTTTGGTGATGGTTCTATTGGAAAAACATATACATTGGGTGAAGCGGCAGATACAGAAAAGTTTGCAATAGAGTCTACTTCTGGGAAACTCTCTCTTCCTACAGATACAGAAGCCGATATGTTCTTTATTAAGTATCTTAGAGAGTCTGAAACAGGTGCTATGATTCAGAATAAGGCTGATGAATTCCCAAATTCTGTAAAATTCATTATTAAGGCTACATATTACAATCCATGCAAGAAGAATGAATTAAAGGCAGATTATATTGAGTTCCCATCATTCCAGGTATCTCCTGAGACAACAGTTCCAATTAATGCAGATTCTGCTGAAATGGACTTTAAGGGAGATCTTGAGATTGATTACTGTGGAGCAGACAAGGTACTTTATAACATTTATGATGCTGATGAAGTTGACGCAGAATAATTTTTAGAGGGTGGATTATTACCACTCTCTTTATTTATGCAAAGGAGTGAGAACTTAAAATGGCAAATAATAGAATTTGTCTTACTTGTGGTAAACCTTATGAGTATTGCGGTTCTTGTCCAAGCAGTTTGAATCTCCCTGTATGGAAAAATATTTTTGATACAGAAAATTGTAAAACTGTGTTTGAGACAGTTAGTGACTATGTTCAAAATGCAATTACTAAAGAATCAGCAAAAGTAAGATTATCAAAATGTGATGTTTCTGGTGTTTTTAAGGACAATATAAAAAAACTTATTGAAGATATTAATAAGGAAGATATTAAAAACACAGATACTAAAGACAACGAGTTTAAAATAAAAAGTGGAAATAAAAAGAAACCTATTTCTACAATAAATGATTGATATATGAGAGTGTGAATTTTAGGGAATACATTTTCATATGTTATGAATTTTGTATTCCCTATTTTTTACGCTTATGGAATGAAAGGAAATTATGAAATTTGACAAAGAATATTCGACTTCCTATGTAGAAGAAATGAAATTTCTTCGTGATAAGGGGATTCGTTATACATGGGTATATATGAACGAAGATAAAATTTCAGTATGGAAGTATAAAAAAGAAAAACGATTATGGGATGCTTTATCTGAAATGTATTCTAAATATAATTTAGATTAGGTGGTGATTGAATGTATTTAGATAATGCAGCGACAACTCCATTAAAATCGGAAGTTAAGGATTATATTATATCTCTTTTTGACACATACCAGAATCCATCGTCAATGTATCAATCTGGTGTTAATGTAAAACAAATAATTACCACAGCACGAAATAATGTCGCCAAATTCATCAATGCAAATCCAGAAAATATTATTTTTACATCGGGCGGTTCAGCCAACAATACGCTTTTTATTAAAGGTTATACTCAGAGAAATGAATGTAGAGTGTTATACTCTCCTACTTCACATAAATCGGTGCTGAAGTGTGTAGAATCACTTAAATATAAGTGTTCACTTAAAGTTGATTATACAGGAAAAATTGATCTTCAAGATCTTAAAGAATGTTTATCTATAGATACAATGAAGAAGCTTGTAGTTATAGAACATGCTAACTCTGAGATTGGAACAATTCAAGATATAAAACAGATTATTGAAATGTGTCATTTTTATAACGCAATAGTCTATGTAGATTGTACAGGTTCTATTAGTCAAATCCCTGTAGATATAAGAACTTTAGATGTTGATGGTTTGGGGTTTTCCGCACATAAGCTTTCAGCTCTAAAGGGCGTAGGTATTTTATATAAGAAGAAACATATCGAACTTGAACCACTTATATATGGTTCACAAGAACAAGGGTTGTTTGGTGGTACTGAAAATGTAATAGGTATAGCCGCACTTGGTAAGGCAGTTGAGAATTATGATTACTCTTCTATTACATCTAATAATCGTGATTATATCTATAATAACATTAAAAATAATATTCCAGATTCATATTTGGTTGGAGCTGATTTGAAGCATAGATTACCACATAATCTATACATATGTTTTAAAGGAATACAAGCTGAATCATTGATGATATTACTTGATATGAATGGGTATCAAGTATCAACTGGAAGTGCTTGTACAAGTGGCGATTTAACACCATCTTCTACTCTA